CAACGCCTGCGGACGGCGTCTTGCCGATACCGACAAGGCCGCCGCTCGTAATGTTAATGCGCGGGGTGCTGTTGGTTGAGAGCGACAGCGCTCTCGCGCCGTCAGCGGCGATGTCTGTCAAAGATGCGCCCGGCGTTACTTTGGCGTAAAGCGTTCCGGCCGCAGCCGTAAACGCCAGATTGCCACCAGAAATATCCACTTTTTCAGATGGAGACGCCGTTCCTACGCCCAGACGGCCTTGATTGTCCACAACCGTCGGCGTAGAGTCCGGGTCCGCCTCGTCCTGAACGCGGAGCGCCAGACCCGTGCCGGTCTGGGTGATCTTGAGCGCCGGGCTGGACGAGCTGGTGTCAATCGTCACGTTGCCGGACAGGGCCGGCGATACGCCTGAAATCGGCGCAGAAATATAATCGACCGTCCAGATCTCAACGTCGTTGGCGTCGGTCAACTTGAACTTGAAGTTCGCGCCGCTCAGCCAGATGCTGGCCTCGCCCCGAGCATTCAGGATCACGGGATTAGGATTGGCCGTAGCGCCAGTGTTGTCAGTGTAGGTCGCCTGCGGCGTCGCCGTGCCGGCCAGATAGGTGTAGACCTTTCCGCCCACCAACGGCTCGCCGTTGATGTCGAAAAACTGCATCTTGGGGGATGGGGTAAGAACCGCCATTATTCACCTATATTGCACGACACGGTCAGGATGACCGAAGGAATGGCCGGGCAGAACGCAGTCGCCGGATCGGCCAAAATCCGTATGCCCGTATTGGATGTCGCCCACATTAACTCAAAATAGTCGCCTGTATTCATTCTTAACACAAAATTCCACGCTGCAACATAGGCTTGATTAGAACCTTGAGTGTGGACTTTTGTAGCCGAATCAGGCACATCGACGCCGTTTATTCTGGGCCAGATATAAACGTCCTTCGCCGTTCCGGTCGTGCTTTCCAACTGAAGCGAGAACTGGAAATTATACGCTCCGGGTCTGTCTACATATATGCGAGAGGTTGGCGTGCCGCGGTAAGCGCCAGCCGACAGATCGGTATTGCTGAATGTAATGGCGTAAGGCGTATTCGTGGCCGCAGCGCTCTGATTGGTCGAATCGTGAAACGCGCCGTAGCGCAGAGACCCGCTGCCGAGGATAGCAAAGGTATTGTAAAGAAACCGATACCACTCGCGCGAGATCAGATCCGTAAACGTGATCGGGACGCGAGACGCCGGAATCCGAGTGATATTTTCAGGCATTGGTCGGGCTCAGAATAAGCTCAGCGCCCATGATCGCGATCTTGACCGGATCGGTGCCGGAGATCTCATAGACGCGGTCGCGCAGCTTCTGCGTCATGCCTAACCGTCGCCAGATGACACGCTTGCCGTATTGCCCGGTCTGGCCCATAGATTTCCAGTGTTCGTTCGACCACGTATGGCCGCCATCGTCCGACCATCGAAGCATGACCTGCGGATCGCTGCCTTGCCCGGTAACAATTCCAACGCCCGATTCGCAATCAAGCTGAAGGCTGTGCTGGGCGGTTCGCTTCAGATCGTTTTGCCCGGTGGGGAGCGCCCGCCACGACCGGAGCCACTTCTGAACCAGCCCGGCCTCAGAGTATACGTTCATGTCGTAAGCGTATAGAATACCTGTAACATAGTCGCCAATGACAATCTCATTGGCAAAATTCATCTGACACTGCCCGAGATGCCGAGTAAAATTATTGTCTTCCCACCCTGCCCGCTCGTGCCAGACGCCAGTAGACACGTCGAATACCCATGTCGTGTTGGCGGTCGGGAAGTTCAGCACGTAGAAGGCATGGCCGTCCTGCTGATAGGTATAGGCAACGGCGTCCGCCAACGTCGAATACTGCTGGATCTGCCATTCCACTGCGTGCGTCGAGACCCGCTCGCCGGTATAGCCTTTGGATCTATAGACAATGCCGTTACCGCGAGCGTCCTTGCCAAGCCAGAATAGCGCGTTGTCCAGCTTGGCGACTGAGTAGGGAGCCTGACAGCCGATCTCGTTGAACGCGCCCTGAATACGGGCAAGCGGGAAGTCGGGCAGCCCGGCGTTATACCAGACCTCGACCGATGTCTGCCCGAACAGCCAGACTTCGCGATGGTCTACGATTAGCGTGACAAGGTCGTCCGGCGAGCCTTCTGCGCTGGCAAAGTCAAGCGGATCGACTGACGTGCCGTCATAGAGCGACGTCACCCAGAACTTCTGGCTGTTTGGCTCGTTGTAGACAAAATAGCCATCCAGAAAGCCAACGCCTACGGCGCCGTAAAAATCCGGGTCGGTGATCTGCGCGAACACGTCCGTATTGGCGTTGTAGATATAGCCATTGGCGCCGGCCGCGATGAAAAGCTGCGTGCCGTTGTCAACCATATTGACCGGATCGCTTCCGGCAACAAGCCCCTTGTCTGTGTAATTCCAGTTTGAATCTATCTGATAAAAGCGGTTGCCCGACACCGCGTAGGCATAGTCGCCGTAGGTCCACAGACCACGGACCGGGCCGATAGGTAACTGGACGAGCTGACGCAGCCCCGGCGCGCGCTGAAGGAAGGCGGGCTCTTTGCCTGCCTCCGGCACAATCTCGGGAAACAAATTCACCATCCGATTGTCGGCAGCGTTGACCGACCGGGCAACGTAGCTGGAGCCAAGGATAGGCGTTTTCATTAATAGTTCCCCGCAAAAATATTAAAGCGCTGTCTGGTCCCCACGATGCTGTAGGGGATAGACATGATGTCGTCAGGATTATTGATCCGCTTCAGATTCCGCTTGCTATACATGGCTATCCGCTGCACCTGCGCGGACGGCTCGATGCCAAACTCCGGCGCCAGCTCGCAGGCCAGATTATAGCGAAACGCGCGAAGATAGCCGGGCGGAAACGCCAGCGTCGTGCCGAGCGTCGCGGGGTTGGCCAGTTCATCCACTGAAATAAAATGCCATTCCAGAAGCCGCAGCGGCTTTGGATAAACATACATTTCGATGTTTGGGTAAGACATATTTATCCACATGACCTGTGGATAGGTGCTGGTCACAGTCTTTACTGCGATACCGTCATACTGCTGCTGGTTGATGATCTTGATGCCGTAGGACACGTTGGTCTGCGGATCTCGAAAGTAAGTCGAGTCATCCACCAGAATCGGACGATTGCCTACAAAGTCGCCTGAAGGCCCAAGCGTCCGGCTGAGAACGCCCGACGGCCAGTTGAACACCTGATCCTGCGTAGAAAACACCGCCAGACGCTCGGTGTTCCAGCTATCAATCATCTGGTTGAGCGCAAACAGCGCGTCCTGAGACGTTTCGGCTGACGGCGTTTCGCCTTCAGCCAGCACGCCCAGAAGCCGTAGCGCCCCGTTGATCTGATTGTTCGCTGTCGACGTTACGGTGTTGGACGTGCTGGGCACAACGACAGGGACATTCTGCGCCGCGGTGAAAAGCGCGATCATCTGTCCGTCGGTCCAGCCCTGAGACGACTGCGTCAGGACCGCGATGGGGTCGCCTGAACTGATATATTCGGCCGCCCAAAACTCAATCCAGTCGTCCGTATTGGCGTCCGCCGGGACGGCCTGAAACAGCAGATTCATGTCGCCCAGTTGGGCGAGCGCGGTAAAATATTGCTGTCGCGTTACGGTTGTCATACGGGCACCTGCACAGCAGCCTCAAAAAGGGTAAGCATCTGGGCAGACGTATAGCCCAAAGCCAGTTGCGTCTGAACGTATAGCGGATCGCCAACCTGCACCAGTTTTGCCGAATTGAACTCAATCCAGTCAGGATAGTTTGCGTCAGCTTGTATGCTCTGATACGTCGTGTTCATAGCGGACACGTCGGCCAAAGCAGTAAAAAATTGGCGGCGGGTGACTGTCGTAATCACACGTCCCATCCATTTTCTTTGCAGACCGTCATATACTCTGCCACGCCTATATAGCCTGCTTCACAAAGAGCGCGGGCCATCTCATGGGTCATGCCAATCAATCCTTAATCTGGCGTTTGATCAGAGCGGAGGGTCATAGGTCATATAACGAACAACGCCCCGTATAGTCTTGCCGCTTAGATCTGTATTTGTCAGCCCAACACCCCCAAAGGTATAGAACGCCATAGTCTTGGAAGCATTACCAGTTAGAATAGTGAATGGCGTCACATAATCCGTATAGGTCGCTGATCCGCCAGCTTGCGCATTTGCGGAGGTATTATCCGTATATGGTAAACCTCCGATAACAGCTTGTGCTGCGCTTGCATTAACAGGCCATGTAATAGAGAATTGACATTCTACACTATTTCCTGACCGCGTGCATTGGGCGGAAGGCACAGTCAACGCCAAGCTCGCGCCACTAGCGTCCGATGGAGTCCAACTCGCCGTATTATACGCACCATAAGGGGCGCTAAGTGCGAGATTGGCGAAGTAGAAAGCCGCAGTAGTAACCCCCGTCGTAGAAAGACGCCCATAGGAAATTGGCCCCACCGCCGCACCCGCCTGCGCAGCAAGAGCATACGACTGCGACGGGATACCTAATACATCCGCAGCTATCAAAGAAACCGTGGCTCCAGAGAGCGCCGGCGCGAAAGGGGTTTCCGTTATAATCTGAGTGTTACTATTTACGCGCGCTACCCGCGCGCAGTTAGAAGCTACGCAAAGCCATGCGTGTCCTCTAATGACAGAAGAAAACGACGTGCCAACGCCCGTGACGGTTGTTCCCGAAGAAGAAACAGTTCCCGCTAGAGCTGTAGACACAGCCGAAGCCGAAAACGTAGCCGGCGCGGCAGTCTCGACGGTTATTTGATCGACGTTGCCACCAAAACTAGACACGCCGCCTTCTGTCTTGAATGCAACATTGTCGTTCAATGCGATAACACGCGCGGTGATGTTGCTGCCTGCGCCCGCTGCGTCTTTGAGCGTTATATATTGACCGGGCTGTATGCCATCTGGGTTTATAAGCGTAACTTTATATTGTTTTTTAGCATCCGTAGCGCCAGGCTTGTATGAAGCAGCAGCGGCAAGCGTAATATTCTGCGTGTCGCCCATAAAAGCGCCGCTGGACAAGTTCAAATTTTTTGACGCCGCCAATGGACCGATACAGACACCAGCGCGGAATAAAGCCCCCAAGTCACTCTTTTGCCCATTGTTATAGACATGGCTGGCGCTATCGACGCTAATATTGTCATACCCGTCGAGATAAAAGCCACAATAGCTGTTCGTAGCGACTTTCACGTTTGCAAAAGCGACATTCTTGGAGCATTGCGGGATCGGGTTCGGGATAGACATGTTCGTGTTGGAACATTGAACAGAAACACCATACTCATTATTGGTTAGCACAGCGTTCGTCACCGTAACGTTTTCGCCCGCTCGTATATCAAGCCCGAACGCCCCACCTGAAGATATGAGATCAGAGATAGTTATGTCGTGGGACACATCAACGCCCACTGCATCCAGAGCCGACGTGGTAACGTCGGTATTCTGATAGGAGTTACTGGCCAAAAAAAAGTTCTTGGCTTGATAAGTTCCATCATACAGTGTGACATTAGAAAACTGGCACCTTATAGCGCCACCGACTGATATATTAGAATAAGCATTGCCTGAAACGGCAATGTTTTCAAACTTGCTGTCTACACAAGTGGGGACTGTAAATCCTTCTGATAGAGAGTGTAAGGTGCCAACACCGCCGGTTCCAGAAAACCCTGATATAGATACGTTTGATACATTCGTTCGGGTAGCTTGAAAACCTAATGCACCCGGAACTGGCTCTAGTCCCGCGCGGTCAGGGTTCCAGCTAGTGATGTAGAAACCGTCAACGCTACTATCTGAGACGCCGCGTATATCGTTCAGATGTTGATATATAGGAAATCCTACATTCCCCATGGAAGATTGATAGATATTGGAAACTGACAAGCCACTTAAAAACTGGACAAGCATACCAGTTCCAGAGTTAGAGAACGTGAGGTTTTCCAGTCTGAGTCTATCTGAAAACGCCGCATTGATTCCGTGTCGCACGACATTAACGAAAGATATATCTTTGACTGTTATGTCAGAACTACGAATAACAATGCCATCCATCATCCATCCGGCGTTAAAAATAGGAATACAGCCGGTAAATGCCGCGCGATTGCCGTCTATAGTGCCGCCGCCGCTAAATTCTGTTCCGGGGGAAAGGTAAACATTGAATACTTGCGCATCACCGCAAGTCCCGGTTTTACGTTTTATCACGACGCCGGGGTTAATAACGATTTTTTTAGCTGAAGTGGCGTTAATAACTACCGTATCAGTAAGATAGCAGGCACCCGTATCCTGAAATTCAATAGTGCTGCCTGCGTTTATGGCGCGCTGTATAGCGAGCGTATTATCCGTAGAACAATCTGCGACCGCGCCAAACTCTTCTGGTCTGACAGGGAGTGTTCTTAGTTTAGTGTTTACGGTAGTAGTGACTGCGCCGATGCCGGCTTGCGTAAAGGACAAGTTGGTAGACGGGATACTCCAAACGCCCGCACTGCTAACAGTCCCTAAGTTAGACCAAGAACCGTTAATATTCGCGCCGAAGGCGTAAGGCGTTACTCCCTTGTTCATCCCCCACTGCATCTGCGTGTAGGTCTGCGCGGCGCCGCCCACGACGCTGAACAGGAGGATCACAAGGGTCAAAACGCTCCCAACCATTCTGCTCGTCATATTCAGCCTCTAGGTCCATCGTCGCGACTTTCACCCCGTGGTCGGGGTGACGCAGATAAATTACCGCCATTTTCCACCTGTGGTAAGCCCCCCGGCCGTAGCCGAGGAGCTATTAAATCAGGATGCTACAAGCGGAACCGAGAACCAGTCCGTTGTATCATACGCCACAAACAGACAGGCCGTCTTGGCCGCCATACTAAACGCCGTCGAGCCAGCAACACCGTTAATCTTGGCGCTGCCCGGAGCATAGACCTTCAGAATAGCGTTGGCCGCGTCATCGTTCTTGACGATAATAACGCGGCCAGCCGTAGGG